AGCTGTGCGCTCCTGAGCGTGCGCCTAGATTCTTTGGTGACTTCCGCGAGTCAGTCATGCAGAACTTCGGTATGTATCGTTGGGAGCCACGCCCTGATTCAGAGAAGACTGTGCATGAGATGTTGCAACCCGCTATCCGCTTCTCTAAGGCAGACTGCTTGGACTTGCCACCTGTTACGCACGTATTCCGCGATGCCCCACTTACGCCCACGCAACGAAAGTATTACCAAGAACTCAAGAGTCAGATGCTTTTGGAGACAGCGGGCGAAGAGATCAGCACAGTCAATGCCGCCGCACGCATGAACAAGTTACTACAAATATCTTGTGGTGCAGTTTATAGCGACAGCGGAGCCGTGGTGCACTTTGATGTATCCGAAAGACTACGCGTAGTAGAAGAAGTTATTAACGAAACTAGCAACAAAGTTCTTATCTTTGTTCCGTTCCGTCATGCTATAGAGTTGGTACATGAATACTTAATCAAAGCGGGCATAGCCGCAGAGGTTATTCATGGTGATGTTGGTATGCGTTTACGTTCAGATACGTTCAAGCGATTCCAAGAGAAGTCAGAACCAAAAGTTCTAGTCATCCAACCACAAGCCGCATCACATGGGGTAACCCTTACTGCGGCGGACGTTATCATCTGGTACGCTCCTGTTACTTCGACAGAAACATACTTGCAAGCTAACGCTCGTATTGATAGGCCCGGTCAGAAAAACAACATGACGATCGTGCACATCGAAGGTAGTCCGATAGAGAAGAAACTTTATCGAATGCTACAAAGCAACATAACAAATCACAACAAAGTGATTGATCTTTACAAAAAAGAATTGGCTGACACTTGACAAAGTCTAATTTAGCCATATAATATAGGTTCACTACAACAAGGAGTTTTTATGAATGAGAGCATAGCTGACACTGAAACAGTTGCCGACCTATCAAATAGGTACGTCGACATTCGCAATGAGCGCGAAGCAAAAAGAGAAGTTTTCGAGGGGGAAGATAAGGTTTACTCCGATCAACTTGCTGAGATCGAATCGAAGCTCATTGACATCATGCTTGCTGAAAACACGACAAGCATGTCTACTGAAAAATACACAGTCATCAAGCGCGTGACCAAGCGTTACAACCCAACAAACTGGGATGCTGTATATCGTTTAGTTGATAAATATAAAGCATACGGCGTACTGCACAAACGCGTACACGACACCAATATGAAAGATTTTCTGGAGCAACATCCAGATGAGTACCCCGAGGGTCTCAACGTCGACAGCCGTTACGCTGTTACTGTCAAACGCAAGCCATCACTTTAAGGAGAAATAAGATGAGCAACATCACTACTACATTCCGCGAGAACCTGCCAGAGCATTTACAGAACGTGAAGCTGGACGACTTCACCCAATCGTTCAAGTCATCAGGCGGGAGCATGAAGCGCATCACACTGCGCGGGCGCGTCTTTCGTCTCGTTGACGGCGGCAAAGAGATTGCCAAGAACACTGAGCCACACATGGACGTCGTTATTGTTAACGGCAGCAAGTCTGTGCAGAAGGCTTACTACGGCGCTGAGTACAACGCTGACGAGACTTCTATTCCTGACTGCTGGTCTAGCGATGGTGAGCGCCCTGACGCTGACGTTGCTGACCCACAAGGTCAAAACTGTAAAGAATGCCCCAAGGCTATCAAAGGCTCCGGTGGTGCTGGTCGTGCCGCTTGCCGCTTCTCATGGCGTCTGGGTGTGGTGCTCCGCAACAACGTCGGTGGAGATATATTCCAACTCATACTGCCGCAGAAATCGCTGTTCGGTCAAGGTGATGTTGAGCACATGCCTTTCCTCCAGTACGCTAAGTACGTTGCGCAGTCAGGCTACAACCTGAACATGTTGACTACTCGCTTGACGTTCGACACAGATAGCGACTTCCCTAAGCTGGTGTTCACACACGCTGAGTTCCTCGACAAAGAGACTTACATGACGTGCGTCAAGCAAGGTGAATCACAGATCGCTGTTAACGCTGGCAAGCTGAACTTCACCAAGAAGGCAGAGGCTATTGCGTCTGCACCCGTTATTCCTAAGCTAGTCGCACCTGCTGGCAGTGCCGCCGCAGAAGTAGTCGACAAGAAAGAGGAAGAGATCGTGGCACCTACTGTGCGCTCTGAGAAGAAGAAAGAAGAAGCCCCACCAAAGGTTAAGCAGAATCTCAGCGCGTTGATCGACGAGTGGGGCGATGACGAAAAATGATTGGCTACTCTCAAAGAGTCGTAAGGACTAATAAAGAAGCCGATCAGAAAAACCTTGGAGTGCGCCTTGGCAAGTTTTGTATTGCTAGGGACATTCCGGTTACCGATGTAATGTCGTACTTTGACGTGACCAAGCAAACAGTTTACAACTGGTTCTATGGTATCAGCCGTCCAAGCCAACAACATAGTCGTATGATTGACAGCTTTTTTCAGTCCTTATCCAAAGGTTCTGGGGGTAACTAGCTCGACGGAGCGAACGGGGTGTCCGTCAGCCCCCGTTACCCCCTTTCTTCTTCTGACGTGCGGGACAACATATGACGGATGTTCGATTACTTGAGGCTGTAGTACCTAACCTTGCAGAAGGTTGGTACTGCGTCTTAGGTTTAAAAAATGGGAAGTTTGTATCCCAAGAGCACTACAAAACACTAGCCGAAGTCGCGGTTGAATCTGATCGCTTAGTTGCGGCAGAGGCCGATGCGTTTTACGCGTGCGGGCGCTTTATCACTGATGAGAACCGAGATGCTGACAACTGTGGTTGGATGCAATCGTTTTTCCTAGATATTGACTGCGGAGCAGATAAGGCTACGCCGGACAAGTACGGGCGTATCAAGGGCTACATTGATCAAGCCACGGGCATGGATGCGCTCAAGGAGTTGTGCAAGACGCTCAACCTACCGCGCCCCACCATCGTCAACTCAGGGCGTGGCTGGCATGTCTACTGGACGCTGACCGAACCCGTGGAGCGGGACAAGTGGCAACCTGTGGCGAATACGTTCAAGGCTCTATGTCTGCAACACAAGTTCATTGTTGACCCAGCCGTACCTGCGGATGCCGCTCGTATCTTGCGTATCCCCGGAACTAAGAACTTCAAGGGCGACCCAGCACACGACGTGACGTTGATGCACCTAGCGCCACCCATCACGTTCGATGAGTTCGCTGACAAGCTGGGACCAATCACTCCGGTGAAGCCTCACACACCTACTAAAGAATTAGATGATTTCACGAGAGCAGTAATAGGGAATAGGCAGTCTCGCTTCAAGACCATCTTGATGAAGACTGCTGAGGGCAGGGGTTGTGCACAACTCCAGAACGTCATCGACAACCAAGACACCATCGAAGAACCGTTATGGCGGGCGGGGCTCTCCATAGCCCAGCACTGTGTAGACAGAGATGTAGCCATACACGCCATATCCAAGAAGCACCCGCAGTACGACCCCGCTGAGACTGAGCGCAAAGCCGCTAAGACCAAGGGTCCTTACTCCTGCGATACCTTTGACTCCTTCGCCCCAAACATCTGCTCCAACTGTAGCCATCGCGGGCATATCAAATCCCCGATCGTCATCGGGCATGAGATTGCCAAGTCTGAGGAAGGTGCTGAGATCAACTATGCCGCCAACCCAGCGGCGGCGTCCATAGCGTCAACTAAGACCGGCTTCAAAGTACCCAAGCTCCCAAACAAATACTTTCGCGGTAAGAACGGTGGTATCTACAAGAACGTAAAAGACGAGGAAGAGGAAGACGGCGGCATGGGCGTTGTCCTTGTCTATGAGTACGACTTGTTTGTAATCAAGCGGTTATTTGACCCCATGCAGGGCGAGACAGTCTTGATACATCTGGCTTTGCCCAAAGATGGTGTTAAAGAATTTTCCCTTACGTTGGTAGATGCGCTTAGCAAAGAAGAACTACGTAAGGTGCTTTCGTTCCAAGGCGTGATTGCCATGCAGCTACAGATGAACTTGATTCTCGAGTATCTCGTGCAATGCGCAAAGGAACTGCAGGTATCACACGAGGCAGAAATGATGAGATTGCAATTTGGATGGGCTGACGAAGACTCTAAGTTTATTTTGGGTGACCGAGAAATCGGCCCTAGTTTTATCCGGTATAGCCCGCCGTCTAAGGCTACCCGTGAAGTGGCTCACGCCCTACGCCCCGCTGGTACGTTGGAGGACTGGAAGGACATCATCAATGTCTACAACATGTCTGGCTTTGAGCCACATGCCTTCGCTGTGTTCACGGCATTTGGTGCACCGCTACTGAAGTTCATGAACCTCAAAGGCGGAATCATTAACCTAGTCAACAACCGCTCAGGTACGGGCAAGTCCACCATCCTGCAGGTTATGAACAGCGTATGGGGGCACCCTGATTACCTGATGCTCCAGTGGCGGGATACTCTGAACGTAAAGCTACACCGCATGGCTGTGATGTGTAACCTGCCGATCGGCGTGGACGAGATCACTAAGATGAGTGGCGACGACTTCTCCGACCTAGCCTATAGCGTTACCCAAGGCACACCGCGTCGTCGTATGAAGGCGTCTGCCAACGAAGAGCGTGAATCCCAAGGCTTTTGGGCAACCATGATGGTCAGCACATCTAACTCAAGTATGACCGACAAACTGGAGTCGCTGAAGTCTACGTCTGAGGGTGAACTTATGCGCTTGATGCAGTACAGGATTGACCCAACTAACAACCTAGACAAAGCCACAGCCAAGCATATCTTCGGCAGACTCAACAGCAACCACGGGTTAGCGGGTTTACCCTATGCCCAATACTTGGTGCAGAACCTAGAAGAAGTTGTTGATATGGCGTTGCGTATGCAACTTAAATTCGATGCCGCAGTAAAGATCGAGACTCGCGAACGCTACTGGTCGGGCATGGCGGCGGCTAACCTGACTGGCGCTTTGGTTGCTCAGAAACTAGGACTGCACGACATAAACGTCAAACGCGTCTACGACTGGGCGGTCAATGAAGTATCAGGTATGCAGAACGCAACACGCCTGACCTTTGAAGACTACGCCACCGTGGTGGGTGAGTTCTTACTCAAGCACAACGTGAATACTCTAGTCTGTAACCGCCACAGCACATCCCGCTCCGGCATAGCCGCTTCTCCTATCGTCAGCCCTAAGGGTGCTCTGATGATTCGCTATGAGCCTGACACCAAGAAGATATTTATCGTGCGCCAAGCACTGAAGGACTTCTGCGTAAGCCGTCAAGTTACGTTCATGGACCTGCTCGAAGGCTTGAACAAGACCGGCGCATTCATAGCTGAGGTGCGCACTCGCTTAGATATTGGTATGGAG